AAGTATACAGACCACATAGTAAATAAAACTAACATAAAGTAAGTTTGTAGACTTGGATTAGGTATATACTTTAATGGATTATATCTGGCGTCCATAACTAAACACCAACATTCGTAAACCCAAAATCCTGTTTTTATCAATAATTTTTTCATAATGTATATTATATCCGATTTTTCACCTGATGTCAAGAACTATTTTTAGGTAGTGTTAAATAGTTCTTGACAGATGGTAAAAATTTTGCTATAATATATGTATGATTATTAAAGGTAGTTTAAATTATGACCGACACGGTCGCAAGATAAAAAGAAAAAGAAGGACGGATTCGTCTAGTCGGCTCAGGACACCACCCTTTCACGGTGGCAACACGGGTTCAAATCCCGTATCCGTCTCCAAACAGAGTAAGACTTCGAACATACCATCTGCCCCTATTGGTAAGTATAAACCACCAGTAGACAACAGTTGGAAAGTAGAAGCCTCCAAACAATACACGGTAGCACCTGCATATAACAAAGGAGCATACCAAGTTATCCCTAAGGAAGATATAAAACATATAGGAAAATAGCATGAGCGAGAACGATTTAGCATATTTAATTTTTTTAATTATTGCCGTAAGTATGAGTTATCAAGCAGGTAGACATCTTGGCATATCACACACCATCGATTATTTGCAGGAAAAAGGCATTATAGAACTAGATGATTGAAAATAGTTCTTGACTTTATCCCCCAAATTTGTTATAATATAATCAAATAAGTAATAAAACTTATTTAAGCGCTTTGACCGTAAGGCAAAGTATAATTATATCGTAAAGAGTAATTTGGAGGAAATAAAAAATGACGATTGATATTAGTAAATTTTGGCTTGGTATGGATAGGGATTTTCTACCGACTTATACAGAAAGTAGTTATCCCAGATATAACATAATCGAAAGTGGAGGCAATTATCGTATAGAGATTGCACTGCCAGGTTGGAAGAAAAATGAACTGGAGGTCATCATAGATGGCGAAGAACTTCAGTTAAAGGGTAAAAAAGAACAGAAACTAGTCGGAGATGAGCGTTTTGTTCATCAAGGATTAAGTCTAAAGTCTTTTGAACGAAGATTTATTCTTAATGGCGACTTACAAGTAGATACAGTAAATCTACAAGATGGACTATTAACAATTGCTTTGTCTAGAACTCCAAACTCTAAGAGGAAAACATTGGAGATTGAATAATGACCGCATTGGTTAGAAAATTAAGACAAAGTATGACAGTTAATAAAGTAGAGTTCAGACAGCATGACCTCGACAACTTAGTATCGATTACGATGCTATGTCTTTGTGGAGGGTTTATATTTTTAGCACTTGAACCTATTATATAGACTATATACTATGTTGGGGTGTGGGAGTGCAATGCTCCCCCACTTCTTTCAGGAGAAACAGATGAAGATTTCAAACAATGGATTAGAATTAATTAAACACTTCGAAGGCTGTGTGCTTAACGCATACAAGTGCCCTGCTGGTGTATGGACAATAGGTTATGGACATACCAAAGATGTACAGCCAGGAGATGAATGGAGTGAATCACACGCAAACCATATGCTCGAAGTAGAAATGGAAGAGTATGAAGGTTATGTCAACAACAGCGTAACAGCACCAATCAATCAAGACCAGTTCGATGCCCTAGTAAGTTGGGTATATAATTTAGGTGGAGGAAACCTAAATGCGTCTACAATGCTAAAAGTATTAAACGCTGGTCAGTATGAAGAAGTACCTGCACAGATGATGAGATGGAATAAAGCAGGTGGCAAAGTTCTAGAAGGACTTACTCGTAGACGACAAGCAGAAGCAAATCTTTTCATGGGCAAGGAATGGAAAGAGTAAAACAATTTTTTATAAAACTATGGGGAGTTGTAAAACAATTCATCATAGATACATACTTAAATATTAAGTATTATCTCTTCCCTCGTTATAAACTGTTAGTCAGTTATAATCAGACTTGGGGAGACGCAGACGATAGAGAGTTTATCGTCAAGCAGTTTCATAAGAAACAAGAGAAGTATTTGAAGTTCACAACTGATGATGGCGAACTAGTAGAGATTCGTGGAGCAGATGGACTCAATTACAGGATAGAACAATTATGAATCAGTTTTTAATAGGAATCATTTTGATTTTAAGTTTAGGTGGATATTGGTTATACCAAGAAAATATCACACTCAAAGCAAATAATATTGCTTTAGAGGGAGCAATCGCTACCCAACAAGAAGCATTAGATACAATGACTAATGATTTCAAACTGCAAACACAGCAGTTAAATGACATGACTAAGAAAAGTCAGGCAGCCCAAAGAGAACTTAACAGGTATTCGGAGTTCATAAGAAACTACGAGTTAAGTGCAAAAATAATGGGTGACCCAGTAGACATGCAGAGGAAAATAAATAATGGTACAAAGCATATCATGGAAGACATCGAGAAACTCAGCGTTATTGTTGATGACCTTGATGATGGGCTCCAGTTGCAGCCTAATTCCAACTAAACAAGTAGAAGTAGTAGCAAAACCAATGGAAAGGCAGATAGTTCAACCTGTCATGCCTCGTGAGATAGACCTAAAAGAAGTTAGGTGGTTAACTATTACACCTGAGAACTTTCAGGAACAATTTAAGGTTATAGAAGAACAAGAAGGAGAGTTGGTATTCCTTGCAATGACTGTGCCAGACTATGAAGTTATGGCATACAATATGCAAGAGTTGAAAAGATACATTACAGAACTCAAAGATGTGGTAGTATATTACCGAGAGGTTACCACAGCGGATTTAAATAATGAAAGCGATACCAATAAGTAATATTCTAATGATTGAAAAGTTAGATGGATTAGCACAAGCATTGCTAGCATGTCCTCACACTTTTCAAGACACACCTGACCCAGACTGCACATTTGCATCTTTGAGAAGGTTATTGAAAGGAACAGACAAACACAATGGTGGACCATTGACTCATAACTATAGTGATTACACATACAGACAGTTTAAGTCTTTGGCTTGGTCTCAGAAAGGAACACATACACAGTTATCCAGACAGTTACCAGACTTTACCACTAGAAAAGGAGCAGTATTAGGCTCAATCAAAGCACACATTCCTGGTGCAGAAACAGATATGTGGTATTATGATACCATAGCAGTATATAAATCAAGAAGAGGTTTTTGTGGTTGGTATAATGGAAGTTATAATCCATCACATAGTTTTAGATTTATATACAACTGTGACAAAGGATTTACTACTATGGTAAGAAATGGTAGAAAACTTCATGTAGAAGACCAACAGGATAGAGTTAATAATATTAATTGGACTTGTCTCTACGGAGCAATGGACGGCAACACTTGGGTAGCAGATAGGAACTCAGGACAGAAACCAAGAGTTGTCGTAGACATAAGAGTGCCAATTAAATATAAACCACAAGCAGAAGCATTTGAAAAGTTCCTGAGGCAAACATAATGTTTCAGTTCTTCAAAATGTGGCGATGGAAACAACAGATGGAGTCACACGCTAAATGGTTTGATAAACACGAACCAGCACAAGCAAGATTTGAAGAAAACGAAGAGTGGTTAGAAGAACTAGAAGAAAGAGTAGTAGAACTAGAATCACACTCTCACCCATGCAAAGAACTACATGAGTTCGATGCATACCCTAAATTAATTAAACGAATAGAACAACTAGAGGAGGAGATTGACAAACTTACTGCAGAGTCAAACAAGGATAGTTAGTGCTTTCCTTCTTGGCGAAGAGTTGACCAAAGCAGACTACGCTGTATCAGGCGTGGCAACGGATATCATTGCTCCTCATGTCAAAGAAAGAGAACATCTAAAAGGATTCGCTGAACTCTCAGCAGATTTAAAATCTAATGGAATGATAAATCCTATCATTCTCCTACCAAACACAAAACACAATTATGAGATGGCAAGTAGAGGAGTCGTCAAAGACTTACTATGTGACTATGACCCAAGTAAACTAGTCTTAGCATACAGCGGTAACCAGAGGTTAGAGATAGCAAGACAGATGGAGATAGATGTTATAGATAGTATTCTTTGTGAAGATGTCAGATGGGCACACGCTATCTCCTTACAACTGAACGGAGAGTTACAAAATGAAACTGAAATGGTCAGTCCACAAGAATAGTGATTACTGTTTATGTGTGCCTAATTTCTTGTCAGATGATGAGATTAAACATTTTAGAACAATAAATAAAGACCAAGAGTTTTTACGAGCAGGAACTAGACACAGCGGATATAATCCAAACATAAGAAACACTTGGCGTAAACATCAAGTTAAGTTTCCATATTGGGATAGACTGATGAAAATAGTAGATGAGTATAATTTTGTTAGTGGGTATAATTTTGATATATCACACGATAGAAAACATGGCGAAGTTAATCATTTACTCTACAATGCAGTAGGAGACCACTTCATTGCACATAGAGACCATAGACTAAGACTAGAAAGTATCACAAAGAAAGAAATGATACGAAAGATTAGTTGTACAATACAAATGACAGATGGTCATGAGTATGAAGGAAGTGACTTAGAAGTAGTTGAGAGTATGTCAGTTCCCGATGCATATAGTAATTATCCTCTTTTACCTGACTTCTTAAAAAGAAATGCAGAAAAATTTAGACACAAGTTCCCTGAACTGAGAGATAAAGGAACACTAGTATTGTTTA